GATTGCGGCTCATGCGGAGATGGTGGAAGGCGTAGAGACTTTGACTCATGTACGGGTACATGAGCAGGAAGTAGTACGGGACGGTTTTGAGGAAACGGTTGTTGATCGGATTCGGGTTTACGAGCCTGGTCTGGTTGAGGTGTATGAGAAGCGTGGGACGAAGGGTCGCGAGGAGTGGGTGGTTGTCGAGAGTTACAACTACGACCTGCCGTACATTCCCATCGTGACGTTTTACGCCCAGCGTGAGGGCTTCATGATGAGCAAGCCTCCGCTGCTTGATCTCGTGAACATGAACATTGCTCATTGGCAGAGTCAGTCGGACCAGACGGCGGTATTGACGGTGGCTCGTTTCCCGATGTTGGCGTCTTCGGGGATGATGGACGACGACGAGGTGGTAGTGGGTCCGAATCAGTGGTTGGCGACCCGTGACCCGCAGGGGCGGGTTTACTATGTGGAGCACAGCGGCAAGGCGATCAACAGTGGTCGACTGGACCTGTTGGACCTTGAAGAGAAGATGGCGAAATACGGGGCTGAGTTTTTGACGAAGAAGCCGGGCCGTCAGACGGCAACAGCGCGGGCATTGGATTCAGCGGAGGCGATCAGTCCGTTGCAGGACATGACGCACAGGTTTGTGGACTCGGTCAATGTTGCGATGCAGTATGCTGCCGACTGGATGGGATTGGAGTTTGGCGGCACGGTTGATTTGAACACGGACTTCGGTTTGAGCGGGTCGGACGGTGGTGCGTTGACGGCGTTGTCGAATGCACGCCAGAGCCGAGACATTTCGCGTGAGACGTACTTGCGTGAGTTGCAGCGTTACAATGTTCTGGACAGGTCATTTGACATCGAGTCGGATGGTGAGATGCTTCGTGACGAGCAGTCACTGGCTGGGCTGTCGACTCAGGTGCTGATTGAGGAAGACGAAGATGAAAGTATTTAATCGGGACACGAATTCGGACCAGCGACACGCGATTGCCGAGGGTGACGCGAACACGGCCACGACGATCACGATTGCTGCGGACGCGGACGAGTTCTGGGTTCTTGACCACCTGACGTTTTCCGGCGACAGCGATCCGGATTCGGGCGTGACGTTGACGATCACGTTTGGTTCGACGGTGGTTTTCAAGCACTTCATCACTGCCGCTGGCGTAGGTCCGATCCCGTTGAATGCGTTGGCGACGGGCGAAAAGAACGAAGCCGTAACGATCACAGCCTCGGCGGCTGGGTCAGGCAAGAAGATTAACTTGAGCGTTGTATATAGGTGAGAAGATGGCATACGAGCAGACGGGTCTGGGCGGAACGTCCGGACTGAGCGCGCTAACGGCGTCTCATGATGACGAGTTGGTATCAGTGGTGAAGCAGGCTGGTCGCCGCCGTCGCAAGTATGCGGTGGTGTGTCCGCACGCTGGAAAGACTTTTTGCTTCAGTCAGTTCCGAAGCACGTTGTTTCAGTTGCCGTTGTCAGATTCGCATGTGCTTCTGTACGACAACTCGCGATCCGATAAGCACAGTGCTCGGCTGGAGACATTGGCGAAGTCTCTTCCGGCCTACACCCTTGTGCGTGACGACAACCCACCCGAGTCGATAGAGAGCACAGCGGACATCCACAAGATCGTGGATCGTTGCAGCACGGTGTATCAGAACATTTACGAGAACTATCTACCGGAGCGTTCGGAGTACGTTGTCAATCTTGAAGACGACGTTCTGGCTCCGAAGGGTGGATTTGACCGTCTGCGTAATGTTCTGGAGACGTACCCAGACGTGGGGACAGTGGTCCCAAATTGTTACGACCGTCGCGTGAAGGTTGCGGACGGCGAGGCGAAGCCGATTGTGGTGAACTTCATCAAGCAGTGCCGCATCGGTGGTGACGAGCAGGTTCGGTACGACGTTGCGAGTGTTCCGGAGAGGAATTTCGGTGTGGAGGCGGTAGGTGCCGCTCACATGGGGCTTTGGCTTTCCCGCCGGGAGTGTGTCGAGGCGGTTGGTATGCGAACGAAGCCGCCTTCGCCATCGGCCCCGTTGGGTCACGACATTCAGTACGGCCTACGGCTGAATGAGGCTGGGTGGAAGTTTGCTGTGGACTGGTCGATCAAGCTGGAGCACTACTACAGAAAGAACGGAGAGGTCTTGAGTGTCTAATGCGATATCAGACATTCGATAAATCTGATCCGGGGTCTTCGGATTCTTCGGGAAAACTTGCGGCATTGCGTCTGGACCGTTCAGTCTTTCGAGATGCTCGCGTCCTGGACCTAGGTTGTAACGAGGGCTACTTCTGCGGGAAGGCTCTGGAGTACGGTGCTCGGCGTGTTGTCGGCATAGACCAGAATCCGGAATTGATCGAGTCTGCGAAGTCACGTTTCCCGATGGGCGGGTTCCTGTGCCAGAGTTGGGATCATGGCTGGCCTCCCGGCGAGTGGGACATCATTCTCATGTTGTCTGCGTTCCACTACGTGAAAGACCCGGATGCCTTGTTTGGTCGAATTCGGAACACCTTGTCTGCGGACGGCGTGTTTGCTTTAGAGTGTGGCCTTGTGCCGATGTGTAGTTCTGGCTGGCAGCGGTCCACCCGTGGTGATGGCAGCACCGTCAGGTTTACAAGCTCCGAGCACCTCGCAAGCCTGCTGGGGCGAAATGGGCTGACCTGTCGTTACCGAGGCGCGTCCGTTTCTCAGGCGGGTGATGACGTACCGCGTAGTGTGTTTCACTGTGGCCGTCGTCACCGCAGTCTTGTTCTGGTGACGGGTCCGAGTCTGGACGGTAAGACAAGTTTGTGTCGAGACCTCCGAGCCTCGTTTTTCTCGGTCGATGATTTCGTGCATCGGTCGGCCCGTTTGGAGAAATCGAATTGGACGAAGCTGCCGTGTGGTCCCAATCTGACCGATTTTTATTCAAGGGTTGAACCGCAGGACGACTTCTTTGATTCGTTGTACGACAGTTTGCCCAATGATCCGGTTGTTGTAGTGGACATCATCGAGTCACTCAGTGGTCCTTTCTCCGAGTATGTGCGGAGTCGTTCTTCGGACAGGGTCTGGGAGGCGAAGCGGCATGTCTGACGCCAACCAGGTGTATCTTGATCTCCAGCTACGCTACCAGCATCGGCTCCGCCGTCTGGCGAGTCGCATACTGGGTCGATCCATCGAGCTGGTTTCGCTGTCGGACAAAGAGCTGTTGCAGCGTATGCGAAGAAAGCTGCCGGTGCTCCGGCGAGGTAAGTTTGACTTTGCGTCGAGACGATATCTTGCGTTGATGGATGAGCTGCGGCGTCTTCGGGAGCTTCAACTTCGGCAGGCCTGGGAGCAGGCCCAGAAGGAGATGCGGGAGTTCGCCCGAGCGACTCAAGACAAGGAAGAGGAGCGAACGCTGTTCGCTCTCCCGGTTAAGGTTCCGATTCAGCGTGTGGCTCCCACGATTGTGCTGTCGGTTTTCGAGGAGCCTTTTGCTGGCGGTCCCGTTGAGGCAAGGACATTTCCCCAGTGGCTGGCTTCGATCCAGACGGCAGACTTTGACCGAATCGAATCCACGGTCCAGGGCGGACTGCTTCAGGGGTTTGCGGTGACCGAGATAATTCGGTCGTTGGCTGGGACTAAGAAGAAAAAGTATTCGGACGGCGTTCTGGCAAACACGCGAAGAAACTTCCAGGCGGTTCTTGGAGCCGGTATCACCCATGTCCACAATCGAGTGTCGGAAAAGTTATGGGAGAAAAACCAGAACATATATCGCTACATGCAGTGGGTCAGTGTCTTGGACGGACGGACTTCTGCCATTTGTCGTGCAAGGGATGGCAAATTCGCCCCGATTGGCGACAATGTGTTACCAAAGGGTCTGCCTCGTTTGATTCCGCCGGAAGCTCGACCTCCGGCACATCCGAATTGTCGTTCGATTGTTGTGCCGGTATTCGATGCGAAGGGTCTTGCTGGAATCGTCAGTGAGAGACCGTTTATTCGGGAGACAGCGAAGGACCAATATAAGAAAATCAACTTCCGCCAGCGGGCAAAGGACTCGTTGGGTTCTGGTGTCTGGAAGCGGATGTCCGAGCAGGAACGTCAACGGGCTGTTGACGCGGTACGAGATAAATGGCTGTCGGATCGAATTGGAACGGTCCCGGCAGATTTGACATATGACGGCTGGCTCCGTGGTCAGCCTGTAGAGTTTCAAAATGAGGTGCTTGGCCGCTCGAAGGCGGCATTATTCAGACGTGGTCTGAAGATAGATCGGTTCGTAGACAGGTCCGGTCGAGAGCTTACGGTCCCCGAACTTAGAAAGTTGCTGGAGTAGTGCATGTTTGAATTTTCGCAGAACACTGAGTTGGAGAGTCTGGATTCCGTACCGGAGAACTTCCGGGTCTTTTACAAGCAGAGCGATTCTGGCGAAGGATATCATCTGAATTCTGATGACCCGGCGACAGCTTCTGCGGTGGCAAGCATTTCTGGGCTGGCTAAGAGCCTGAAGGCTGCTCGTAAGGACGCGGACGGGTATCGAAAACAGCGGGTCGATCTGAGTCCTCTGTCGGACTACGGAGAAACTCCAGAGTCGATTGCAGAGTCTTTCCAGTCGAAGCTATCTGATCTGGAGTCGCAGATTCAGGAAGGGTCTCAGGCCAAGGTCGACATCGAGCGTATTCGAGAGGACTTGAGCAAGAGTCACAGCAAGGAGCTGGAGCGTCGGGACGGCCTTGTGCAGTCCTTGAAGGACCAGCTCTACTCGAACCTGGTTGTTTCCGAGGCGACGACCGCGATTGCTGCTCAGAAGGGTGTTTCTGAGCTGCTGATGCCCTTCGTGAAGGAACGAGTTCGGGCCGTCGAGGAAGAGGGAAGTGTTCAGGTTTACGTCGTTGACGGTGAAGGCAACCGACGCTACTCGGGAACGACCGGCGAGGTGATGACCATTTCTGAGCTGGTCTCCGAGATGAAGGGCAATCCTCAATTTGGTCGGCTTTTCGAGTCGGAAGCACCTTCCGGCACGGGAACGAACCCTGTTCCGCAGCGTCGGCAGGCCACACCTGCTGCGGAGAGGACATCGGTGGATAAGATTTCAGCCGGTCTTCGCAAGGGCCAGTTTGTCCGACCTGGGCAATGATGTGTTGACTGAATCGTCGTTGCCGCATAATTTAATGATTGATTTCGTCAGGAAGCGACTTCCCGACGCAGAACTGCCAGAGCGATTCTGGTCCCACCAAAATCGTTTCAACCACCACTACTCTGGCAGGAGGTGCTCACATGGCATCTGTTACACTCACGGAATCTGCAAAACTGGCTCTGGACGATCTCGTAGCAGGGATCATCGAAAACATCATTACCGTCAACCGGATGTACGAAGTGCTTCCGTTCGACGGAATCGACGGCAACGCTCTTGCCTACAACCGGGAAAACGCCCTCGGTGATGTCGACGTTTACGG